TTGCTGACGCTGTAAAACAATCAGCCCACGCAAATGGTGTCGGGATTCGATGGGGTGCGGCGTGGAATATCCCAGACATCAGAGAATGGGACGGGACGATGGAAGAGGCGATGAATCACTACATCGACACTCGACGGGCTGAGGGCAGACGTCCATTCATAGATGCCCCCCACTTTGAGCTAATAGATGGCTAAACTGAGCAACACTCAAAACAACCGCTTAGGAGGCCTTATAGCCGTCCTAAGCAATCGTGAGCCATATCCCTTCATTATGGATGAGTTAGTCGCTCAGGGGTTCGCAGAGCGCTCCCTAGACGGTAACGTGTGGCTGACTCAAGCCGGGATAAACGAAAAAGACCGATTGGCTACTTTAGCCGGTCTAATGGTAGAGAAAGACCATTCCGCTCCACTGCGGCGTCCTCATCGAAATCCAGAGAATGAAAGCTGACTTGCTTCCCACACAATTCGCACATCCATCCGACGTCGGGAATGGGCGATGCGAAACAAAGAGTGGGGTCAACCATTTCGTCACACCAAGTACACTTTTTCTTAAGAACGTCCTGAGTCATACCTTCATCGCCCTATAGTTTGCATTCATACTACGCCAAGCCTCTATTTTGGCTTCTGCCGCCACCCTCAAAAATCTCATTTTTTCATCTTCAAAGATAGCGGTCTTTAACGCTGACAGGTGTTTCAGATATCTGGGGTCAGCCATCGCATCTCTCTCTTGGGCGCTGACAGATGCCTCTATGTTCTCTTTCATTATCTGTGCGCGCAATGATTTGCGATATTCTTCCAGATACATCCGGGTGGCTTTTTTCTCTGCCGCCTCATGCGCTGTATCACGAAGCCAATCAACAGCGTGTTCAACCTCTTGCTCAGAAATCATCCTTTACTCCATCTTTGTTATGGGGACTCGTCACCCATAAAACTCTAGCTACCTGTTGGCCCCAATTTTCATCACCGAATTTCATGTCAAAAAATTTAAGCTCATTCCCGACATGGTGTAGCTCGTGATGATGTTTGAAGCAGAGCGGTATTAAATTTCTATCAGTTGCCTTTAGTCCCATCCCCCGGAATCCATCCCAAGGCTTCAGCAGATGGTGAGCTTGTATCTCACCACTGCATTCACCTTTAGGTTGGAGGCAACACGGGAATTCATGGACATAGCTCAGATGCCCCTTGTTCTCGTATCGTTTGCTCATCTCAGAGGCTCTCCAGACAACCAAGCGACCAGAGCTAATCGACAACCGTCAGTGACAGGTTTGACACGGTGCGAGAAAAATGACGGAAAGGCGATGACCTCTCCAGCAACGGGTGACAGCGTGTATTCACCATCTGTGAAGAAACAAAGCTCACCGCCCTCGCATTTGTCATCCAGTATTACACTCAGGGATATCTTGCGATTACTCGCATCTCCATCTCCAATATCGTAATGCCAATTATATCCCGTTGACCCTTTGTTGTACTTGAGTATCTGAGGGCGCTCGATAAGACCTGTGACCTGTAATCCAAAGTCACGATTGGCCATTGTCCCCCATCTGATAATCCACTCGTCTACCCACGTGAACTTTTCATGCAAAACCCAAACTTGAACATCACGTATGGATTTATTTAGCAAAGAGTTTTTGCCACGATTGACACGCCCGGATACTTGAAGGTTGTCTGGCTCTTGCATGAGGGAGCAAAGTGATTGGATATCGTTTTCAGATATCGTTTCTACTTTGCCCACCCCAAGCTGATAGCTAGAGTTATTGGGGGGCATTGCTATCGGCATTCGGCTCTCCAGTGATGAAATGGTATCGAGCGTAACGCACACCGTCCTGCCCCTTTTCCATTTCTGTAATTATGTTGTGACCCTGTTGCTTCAGATTTAAAATGATAGCAGACAACCGGGTAGCCCGATATTGAGTTATCGCTTCCCAAGATGTGATGGTGCGATTTTGCTTGAGGTGATTTAGCACTCTCAAAGTTTTATTTTCTTTAGCCATTAGGTTCATCCTTTCATAGACCAAAAAGTTGAGCGGGAGTGACGCACGAATTGTATTCAGTCCATAACGTTTCGTCCCAAGTATTGCACCCCAACATGAAGTTGATTAGCGCAAATTCGATTAGCAATATGAATGCGATGAACAGCACCGCATTGAAAGCTAGGTAGCTAAATTTTTTCAGTGTCATTTTTAGTCTCCAATAGTAAACGACATATTTTTGCCACCTGAGGTGTCACCCTCATGTGACCATTCTCTATCTGAGAAATGCTGGAGCGATATTTGTACCCCAGCAACTCAGCCGCACGGCGCTGGGTATAACCCATTTGGTTGCGCCAGTTTTTGAATTCAGTCTGCGTCAATGAATATTTCCTCTCTTTGGTCTATCATTATTTCAATGCACCAAACTAACCGGCGACAGGTTCTGCACTCGTCCTCAGAGAGTGTCATTATCTGCGTTTGGATGTTCGGTATGGACGGGTTAGTTATAATCGCACTAAGCACCTCAGAGAGGCGCTCAGTTGGAAGTGGGGTGTGGGGCAGTTGTCGCCCCACACGGCTCATGAAGCCACCTGTTGGACAACGTAGTGTTGCTGGTAGCTACCCTCAACACGACCGCCACCGGGAGCCATGACGAATCCCTCGTAGTAGCCCTCAAACGGCAGACCAGTTTTCTGGTCAAGCGCCCACCACTCGTCTGCCTTGACGAACCGGTTAGCCGTCCAAGCTTCATGCTTGCGGCTGTATGCTATGGTCCAAGCAGTTTCCCACTCTTCACACTCGTAGCCGTCATCAGTGACGACTTGATAATCGAGAATGAACTCATATCCAGAGTGCATGGGCCGGTCATCCTCAGCTACGTCGAGGATTTCCTGACCACCTTCAATCAGAGACGACAGAGTAGGGATGCCGTCCTCAATGATTTTCTGAACTTGCGCGTTAGTCAGATTGCGCATCACGTAGGTATCGCCACCTTTGGCTTTGAACCGGGTGCCGTACCATTCCATTACTTGGGTTAGAATTACTAATTTCATGCTCATTCATCCTTAGGTCAGTTGCTAAATTCGGGTTCTCTCTCGAACCTATGAGTTTAGTATGGGACATCTAAAAGATAAAGAAAAGCTTTTTTTTCGTTTTTTTTCCTTTTTTTCTCGAAAAAAAACCCGTGATAGAGGTCACGGGTCAATGAGCAAGATTTTATTGTGGCTCCAAGATATCTTGACTCCACGTTATAAGTCGCCATTCGGTCTACCTGATTCCCGTGTTATCCTAGGTTCACGGTTCACAACCACCCTTACGTCTCGCTGTACGACTCTGCAACCGATGCCCCCGGCGTTCGCACCTCGACTGATTGGCTTGGCATATACTTAATTATACCTGATGGTATAAAACTCGAAACCCCTATGCCGGAATGTTTTCCAACATCCAAGCTTCAGCATGGACAAGGCTGGGCAACAACGGACTGATGCGCTTGCCATCCAATTCTATGTAGCAATCCTCTGGCAACCCCGGAGTTTGGTACTGCTTGATGACAGGCTTCCGGGCCGACGTCCACCATTCGGGCGCTGGACGCATCGTCCACTTAGCAAACGGTTGCTTGCACTCTAGATAATACTGACGATAGGCTGTCACACAATCCTCATGCTGAAGATGAACCGGCATACACTGAGGCGGGTCATATTGCTGGCCGGGTTCCATCAACTCAGGCAACGTCTCAAATTTACGCACCAGTGGATACAGCGCATGCTCACGAGGATATCTCCAACCGAATCGGTGGTAGTATTCGTAGCATAGGTGTCGAAATAGTGCGACCGTCCACGTATAGTTGCCCGACGTCTCCATCACCCACTGAGTCATGGGATGATGACGGAATGCCTCTTGCAAAATCCCATCCGCATCGAGGTTGGCCCTCAATGCCTCTTTCTCTTCAGCCGGGGAGTCCGGCGGGATGTTCATGCAACGATGTGCGGTGGACAGCATCTGTGCTGTCTCCAACGTCATCTTCACAACGTGCTTGTCACAATGCATACGCACGGCTGTGCGCGGGTCACGGTCAAGGTAGAATATGTTCATGCTCTTTCTCCATTTCTGACTCTGAACGAATCGTGTTTAATTTAAACACTCTTTTTTGCTTGGACGCTACAAACGTCGCCTCCATGCGGTCTAGTGCTTCTACCACTGCGGCCTTCACGGTCAGAATATCCTCCACCGTGTATTCAAATCGTTTTGGTTTAGCCATCCGCTCAATCATCAAGATATTGTTGATTGCTCTTTGGGTTCTGCCCTCAACGATTAGCTTGAACTCCTCATGGTCAATCTGTCTGTGCTTTCCCATTCCTCACTCCTATACATAAGCTAGTGGATAGCCCTTCTTGGCTCTCCACCGGTTGAGAGCGCTGACTTGCTTCTCAGCAAGTTGCCACCCTATCTGTTGAGCAAGTCTATCCTTTGCCCAAGATACACAAGCTGAGGACGCCCGTGACGCCCCCACCCCGTAGTGCTGATACAAGATATCAGCCAAGTCCTTGAAGCCAGCCATTACGCTGACTCCAAGATGTAGTAACCGTAGACACAACGGGTGCCATCACGCGAGCAGTCATAGGTGTCGTTCACGACGCCGTCGATGAAAGCGCTGAGGTGGCGACTCAATCGCAACACCAATCTGCCGGAAGGCAACTCATCAGCGTTGACGTGATGAGTACATCCCTGACCAACGAACATGGTTGGAACCCATTTGAATCCCAACTCCAGAAGGTATGGATGGTAAGATTGGTAGAAGTTACCATTGCGAGGTGTGGCACCCTTCCGGGCTACACGCTTTGCCGCACGACTGCGTGAGGTTTCAGCAAACTCACGATTGCGCCGGAATAGCTCATCGTAAACTTGTTGATAAGGAAGGTCAGCCGCAATGGCGATAGCGCGAACCACGCAATCACCAGTGTGACCTTTGTACCCAGCGGATTGACGACCGCCATCGTTGTATTGAAAATCTGTCATAGGTTCATCCTCCATTAGACAGTGATTGTTACAGTATGTTACGAAATGTAACTTACCTTGAAAAAACGTTTGCGTTGACCGCACGACGTGTGCGCTCATTTTGGTAGACTGCCAAACGACGACTCTCAGTGGCATGCAACCCACTCAATGTCTCAACATCGACTCCCTCAACAGCCATCTCACGAGCCAATGCACTAGCGTTGGCCTCGCTGTTAGATATAGCGCGACTCAATGTTGCGTCGTCCCAAGTCATTACTAAAACGTCTAAACTTTTCATTTCATGCTCCCTATTCAGTGTATTTAGTATAAGAGATTTTTTGCAAAAAACAAACCTTTTTTTCGTTTTTTTTTCGATTTTTCTTTTTTTTTCTGAAAAATGTCAAATCGTCACTAAGGCCCCTAGAAAGCCCGTAGAGCGACGTAAGTGGCAAAGCCATATATTGTGTCAAAGAAATTGTTAGCGCCGTTTTCGTGGCAGGGTCAGGGCTGTAGCCTGATTATTGAAAACTGCTCACAAGGTTGGGATTTGTTCTGTGCCAACGCAGACAACGTTGTATTCTAGCAATGGCTTGTCCATTTGCTGGATGAACATCTCAGAGGCGTAGATGCACTCGATTTGGTTGTTGTGAGTTTCGAGGATTCGGAAATAGAACGTCTGGTCAGAAACGAAAATGCCTATCAGAAACCAAGTCATCATTTATTCTCGCACAAAAAAAAGAACCCCGTGAGGGGTTCAGTTATAAGGGAGTCAATATGAAAATTACTGCCCCTTGAAGATGTCATATTATTTTAGGATTGTCAAAACGTCTTGGAGCCGAATGCTGACGATAGCGGTGCGGGTGCATCCGGCAATGGAGATTCGTTTTGCATCGCCTGATTGTTTGCTACAGGCGCATTAGACTTTTTCTCGACCAAGTTGACCGAAATAAATGGCTGACCATTTTTCGATACTTTGTCTCTGCCGAATACCGTCATATCAAATGCACTGTCTCTCTCACCAGCTTTGGGCAAGGCCAAGACGTCGCCTATGAGGTCAGGTGATTTTTCACCTTTCTTTTCCTCTGGATACGGTTTCAACGAACCAACTTGCTGATACAAGTCCATGTGGACATTGCCCTTGCTATCCTGACTTTGGATGACAACGAATTTGCCATCACTGCCATTCACGTTTATTGGCCCTTGAGAGTGCAAGGTTAGATTTTTTGCCGGGAATAATGCCCCGTTGTTTGTATTGTCGTATTGATTACTCATTCGATGCTCCTTTGATGCCCACTCTATATAGGCCGTTACCGGTTTGACGTATGGATGCTCTATCGAGTCCATGCACTTGTCTGATGGCGCGACATAAGACGATAGCTTTATTTTCATTTCTGAAGAGATAGACCTCATTTTCAGATATCTCTCTGGCTATTTTCATATTTGCACCTTTTGGTGTCCTTCCATCATTTTCCCACGGAAATGGGATAATTTTGGGTCTAGCATCAAAATTCGGCTTTGCTAGAGGCTCACTACGCGGTTTTCTGAGACCACCGTGGAGGAAAGCTTGGATGGAAGAGTAGAGCCGCTCAGTGCGGCTCCAGAGTTGGTTTATCATTGTAGACCTCCATCAAACTGGTTATCGACGGCAGTAATCAGGTTATTCTTGGCTCTTTCTCCAATATGCTTGAGTGACCTGACGTATTGCACGACTCTCTTTGCCTCGTCCCGGTTGCGCTCTTTGGCTAGTTCTGGGACTTCCTGCAATGCCTTCAGCCAGCTTTTTGCCTCGCCAAATATTTTGACCACGTTTCCACTAACGTCGAGGATGGTAAACTGCGGCGGTGTTTCCCCCAAAGCATCCCCCAGCGTAGTCGTTTCCGGTTCGCTTGGGGCGTCCTCGTCGTTTTCATCGTCGGGGTCATATTTACCCTCATACAAATCCAGACCCAATCCGAACATGGCTACAGTTTTGACCAAGCAACGCATCTTTGTATCAGATATTGCTCTGGCGTCCGGGTCAGGCACTGCGTCATTCCTGTAGTTCATTACAGGCAACCACATGGTACGGCTGAAGCCTAAGATGGTGACGGTACACTCAACTCTGCCTGTGCCGTTGGGGTAGTACATGACGTCATAGACTTTGCCGTCACGTTCATACTCTGTGAACTTATAGGTGGCGTCGGGATAAAGCTTCATTACTTGTCGCCAGCAAGACGACCACTTGTAGTAATGAAGGTCATATTCGACATCTATCCACTGATTGCCTTCTTTTACTTTCCGGGTCAGTGTGCGTACATCAATATCCCGGTCTTGGATTGCATCCAAGTTTTGGAACGTGTTCCATATATGTTGAAAGCTCATGATTGTATCCTCCAAATGCGCTTTGCTTCTTTTACTGCTACCTCGTCGCCCCACATCCAATGGTCTAAATCTGGGTAGACAAATTGACAGCATTCCTCAATGTCATCGCTGACGCTCAATATCTTTTCCAGAGATTGTGCGGCTCTGATAACGTCTGACAGGTATGCTGAGAGATTCTCCACTTTGAACTGCCTGACCTCTTTATGAGTGATATATGCCAACCAAGGTTCAGCCCCAGTTGCTTTTGCATATATGCTCATCTGACGACAGTCATTCAGAGTTGGCTTGGAGAGGTTGTATGACTTGCTTTTCAAATCGACGAGTTCATCCTCAAACAGCAAGTCAATGTAGCCGATAAAAGGCACAGGAATTTCATCAAGCATTAGCTCGATTTTCTTTTGGCTCTCCACCAGATTACGTTCCCGATATGACGGGATAATTTGTTTATGGGCGGTGTCGAGACAAGACTTCATGTGCTTGCGCTCTTTGGTGATTTTATCCTCAGTCGTTCTGACGTCGGATTTAACCTGAGATTGTGAGAACTCCATATTTGCTATTGATTGCGCGGAGTCCAGACTCATTGTTGGATTTTCGATAAGTGCTGTGACAGCCCTATCGACACCAATTCCACGCCATGCGGCTGGGCCAGCGTGACTTGAGAAGCCAGCCAGTTTCATTAGACACATCGCGGGAGTTGATATCCAGAGATTGACAGTTGACGCAGATAAATGGTCAATGCCATGTTTAGTGAAGTGATTATTTTTCATGCTATACCTCATGGGATTTTAGTTACTTAGTCAGTATGGACGATTAACAATGAAAAGAAAAGCGAAAAATTTCAGCAAATTCAATAACAAACCGACGATAGTGGATGGACATAGATTTGCCAGCAAGAAGGAAGCACAGAGATACAATGACCTCAAATATCTCCAGCAAGCGGGACAAATTGCTCAACTAAAATTACAGCCTAGATTTGATTTAATAGTTAATGAATTGAAGGTGGGAACCTATGTGGGTGACTTTCAGTATGTGGTGACCTCCACAGGGGAAGAGATAGTTGAGGATGTAAAAAGTCCAGCGACGACGACACCTCTGTATAAATTAAAGAAAAAAATCTTAGAAGCTCAGCAAGTGCCTATTTTCATAAAAGAATATTTTTGATATAACTAAATTGTCAGTTGACAATTTTGCTTCCATCCGGGCGCTTCTTTAGAGGGTTAACCTCATGATAGACCCGGTAACAGCGTTAGCTACCGCAAGTTCAGCATTCGCCTTAGTCAAAAAGGGATTTGAGGTGGGGCGCGATATTGAGTCCATGTCTAAGGATATTGGGCGATTTATGGGTGCTTGTTCTGATATTAAAAAAGCAGACGAACACGCTAGGAAGCCTCCAATATTTCGGAAAATCATTAGTAAAAAATCCGTAGAGGAGGAAGCACTACAAGCATTCATGGCTAAAAAGAAAGCAGAAGAGATGCGCGACGAATTGCGCAATTTCATCAGTTGGCATCGTGGCCCCAAGGCTTGGTCTGAGTTAGTCCACATGGAAGGCGAGATACGCAAACGTCGGCAGAAGGAACTTTATGACCAGAAAGAACGACGCAAACATATAATTGAGGCCATTACCATTGCGTTTTTTGTCGCTCTTGGAGCCGCAATGATTGTGGGCTTCATTATATTAGTTCAAGCTAATAAAGGGGGCGGTTGAAATGGCTAAGGCTAAGAGTTTTCAGCAACAATCAGAGTATGAAGAGTACGACCTAGACGGGGACGGAGTCATCACAGACGAAGAGTTGGCACACGCCAAAGAAATAAGACAAGCTGAGCACGATATGCGGAAGCAACGAGCGCAACGACGGATGGCAACCGCATCTTTGGTTGGGATGGGCGCGTTCACTGCCGCAATGTTTTTTGTCCCGGTGGAACGGGTGCAAGTGCTCTCTGATATCAGCAATTTATTCTACATAAGCGGGGCGGGAATCGTCGGTGCCTACATGGGCACGACGGCTTGGATGAGTCGAAAGTGACCATCACAGTTTTTGTCATGATGCTCTACATAGGTGACAGGCTTGAGAGCAGTACAATGATATTTCGGTCTTTGAGAACTTGTAACTGGTATGCCTCAGAGGTTGTTAAACGATATGGAAACTATCGCGGGTATGACCGGGTTCCAGTAGATAAGAGGGCGACGGCCTACTGCGTCCCACGGGAGGTTGACCCGAATACAACCCGGATATATGACCACTGAGTAAGTGTCAGAGTTCAAAAAAAATTTTTCCTTTTCGACTGCAAAAAAATTTCCCATAATCATCCCCACAACTAATAAGGAGGATGAGCATGTCATGGGATGCTATTGCATGGGCTTCCCAGCAAACCGCTGGTGGGTCAACAGATAAATTAATACTAATACTTCTAGCTAACTACGCCGACGAGCATGGCGTATCTTTCCCCTCACACAAAACCCTAGCGACAAAAGCTGAATGTGGTTTAAGCACCGTAGAACGGGCGCTGAGGCGTTTGAGTGACAACGGCCTCATATCCATCACCCAGAGATTTGAAACCGGTGTAGACGGCTCTAATCGTCAAACATCGAATTCATATCAGTTGAAGCTAGGGGTCACCAATATGAAGAGGGGGGTCACCAAAATGAGTGGGGGACGGGAGGGTCAAAACGACGACCCAATAACCAATAACAATAAACCATTATCTGCGTTTCGATATCCGGCTCAATTTAATAATTGGTGGAACCTTTATCCTAACAAATCGGGGTCAAAGAAAAAGGCTTATGATTTGTGGCACAAGGCTACTGATTTACATATTGATGAGCATGACCTTTTCTTACTAACGGCTCGATATGCTCAATCGGTAAAAGGCACAGAGGTGAAATATATACCTCATGCGACGACATGGTTGAATCAACGTCGTTGGGAGGTTGTCCCAGAAAAACAAAAGGAACAAAGACTAAATAACCTAGCAGGATGAAAAAATGAACTTACAAGAGCATGGAATACAAATAAGGAGTAACAGCGCTGGTGACTACAAAACGATTTGCCCCCAGTGTTCTCACACAAGAAAAAACAAACGTGACACTTGCCTATCAGTGACAATACAACCTGACGGTAGCTCTGTTTGGAAATGTCACCATTGCGAATGGACAGGCTCAACAAAGAGTCCTGATGCGACCTTCCGGCAACAATATGTTCAAGCACCCAGAGAGATAAAAAAGCCCACGCCGAAAACAGTAAATGAAAAAGGCTATGGCGAGCGCATCGACATCTGGTTCAACAAAAGGGCAATCAGTAAAGTCACTTGGATGGCGTTTGGTATATACGAGACGCTGGAGCAAACACCCAAGATAGCATTCCCGTATTTGCTGGATGGCGAACTCGTCAACGTCAAGTATCGGAGCTACGACAAGCGATTCACTCAAGAGCCAAAAGCTCAGAGAACACTATTCAACATAGATAGAGTCAAGACCCGGTGGGATGGCGGTAAATCTAAGACTGTCATCTTTGTTGAGGGTGAGATGGACGTGCTTGCCATGTACGAAGCTGGATATGACTATGCGATATCGTTGCCAGATGGAGCGCCTCAGCAAACAAAGTTTGACCCCAATGACAGACGGTTTGAGGCTTTTCAATCTAGCGATTGGCTGAACGACGCAGACCGGGTAATTATCGCCGTCGATACAGACAGTGCCGGAAATAATCTAGCTCAAGAGTTAGCCCACAGATTCGGCAAACATCGTTGCTGGCGTGTTCAGTTTCCCAACATACATGACATCGACTGCAAAGATGCCAATGAGACTCTCATGATACACGGCAAAGAGGTGTTGGCTGAGTGCGTCGTCGGGGCCACACCATATCCTATTGATGGACTCTACAAGGTCAGCGATTACATTGACCAAGTCTTCAATATTTACGAGGGTAATTTCCAAAGGCCCGTGTCAACTGGATATGCCAATCTGGACAAGATATATCAGGTGATGCCCGGCACATTTCAGCTTGTGACGGGGATACCGAACCACGGCAAATCTAATTTTCTAGACCAGTTGATACTGAACCTTGCAGAGAAACATAACTGGAAATTTGCCATATTCAGCCCAGAACACTCGACGAGTTTTCACATCAGGCGATTGGTTGAGAAAGTTTGCCGGTCACCTTTTGATGAGGGCATCAACCAACGGATGAGCAAGGACGAGTTGAGGAGAGGCTTAGATTACCTCCAGACGCGATTTTTCTTCATCGAGAATAAAGAGGTCATCCCCACCATTGATTGGGTCTTAGAGAAGGCTACTGCGGCTTGTGTCCGGCATGGAATCAACGGCGTGGTTGTTGACCCGTTCAACAAGATATCGGCCACACGGGCGTCTAGTGTCCGGGAAGATGAGCACATCAGAGACAGCATCGCTAAATGTCAGAAATTCTGTCAGTCACATAATGTGACCTTCTGGATGGTAGCTCACCCACACAAATTACACCGGGGCGAGTCTGGTTCCTACAATGCTCCCAGTTTGTATGAGGTGGCTGGGTCTGCGCATTGGAACAATATGGCAGACGTCGGGATGGTAGTTCACCGGGATTTCGATGCCGGGACGACAAGGGTGATAATGCGAAAAATCAGGGAACAGGGGATGTATGGTCAGATTGGTGAGGCGGTGTTCAGATATAATACTTTGAGAAGAGTGTATGAAGAAAATGAGGCTGACCGTAGCCAGCCCCATTGGTCTGATGATTAAGCCGCAATGGCTCTCTGGAAATCAGCAGTTGGCATTGCGATGACGTGACCACCAACGCGCTCTAGCTCAGTTGCCCTCTCGTATGATGTGGCATCTTGAGCGGAGCGGGTCACAGCATTTGCAAAACCCCAGCGAGAGAAATCACCGTCACGGACGAAGTGCTCCAACACCGCAGTTTGCTCGTCTTGAGTTATCAGTAGCTTTTTGGAAAGGCGCTCGACTGATTCCTCAATGTTCATGCCCGGCGCTATCTTGTCGTCAGAAGCTTTGCGGTAATCGTCAGCAATCAACTGGATGGTCTTTTCGTTACGTGCGGCCTCAATCACATCATGGAACGACGAGAGGAATGCCGCATCAGCTAGCTGTTGAGTTTGCTCAGAGACGATACGTGCTGTGCTTTCGTCAAACTGGACTTTGGCTCCAGAATGATATTTGCGCGCAGACCAGACCTTCTCTGGTATCACCATGCCGTTTGTGCAGACGAGGCGATGGATGAAAAGCTCAACTGAGCAAGAACCCCAGCCGACCTCAGAGTTGCGAATGATTACACCAGCCTCAACGGTGTCACCAACAGTCACATCAGCCCGTGCATACGGGAATGTGATTTTGACGAACATATTGTATGGCGTGACGTCGCATGACTGAACCTCAAAATCTTTCTCACCAATTTTTGGCATCAGTGCTGAGAGGACGTCGTGGTTATCAATCCGGCGATATTTCTGAGACAGTAGTGCGCGAACTGAAGTGATGGGGTTTGACCCAAGAGCCAAACTGCTATTATCGAGAGTCCTCAGCATGTGCTTTTCGGAATCCTCTAGCCAAGCATTGACGTTGTCAGATAGCAGTGCTGGCTTCTCACTACGCATTTTCTTGTAATAGGCGCGGGGGATGCCCAGACGATAGCTGAACTGGTCATGAGCAACATCATCAATGTGTAGCTCCGGGGCGACGTCTGGGATGCAGTGCAACAGATGCTTGCCGTCACTGCTCATTTGCAGAGTGTTTCCAGAGACCACAAAGTCATCAGCGCAATTCGCTGTGGCGATGATGCGGTCATAGAGGTTTTCAAATTTCATACCTTGTTTCATTTTCATGCTCCTTTGCATTTTAAAAATGGGCGTCATGTGACGCCCGGTTGGTTTATTGGATTCGACGGCTAGGGCCACGAGTGACCCTGCAAGCTTTAACTGTAGACCAGCCGTCACGGTCTAAACTGATATACTCTTCAGTGTGCAGTCTCTCACCGACTTTGGTGTAATATTTAATCCGACCAACGCGACGAGTGCGGTCAGTATTACGATTCATTGCCCACAGCATTTGCCGTGCTTCTTTCTGACACCAAGCAAATTTTCCGACAATGGCAAACTCAGCCTCACATTGAATAACCCATGCGTTAATTTTTTTAGCGAACCAGACTTTGATAGTTTTATCAGTCATTTTGGCGTAAGGATTGTAATCACTCATTTTCATGCTCTCCAGAAAGGGAGGGACGGCTTACGCCGCCACCTCAATTTTTGCTACTTGCTCTTGATTGAAGACGTTGAAGTATTTAGGCACTTTGATTTTCTTTTCTTCACCAGTGACCTTGTCCTTACGCTTCACCTCGACGACTCGCATCAAAGTAGTTCCAGACTGACCTTTTTGAACTTGGAAGCCAGCTTCCATCCACTGATTGTAAGTTGCCCAATATTCCGAACTAAAACCAGCCTCTGCAAGCGCATCAATGTTCTGGCCACTGTATGTATTCCCGGTAACGTAATTAATCATGCTCATTCATCCTTTTAGATTTTCAGTTTTAGGTTCGCTCTCGAACCCGACAATCTCAGTATAAAACCAAGCCAATTAATAAAACAAGCTTTTTTTTCGTTTTTTTTTCGTTTTTTCGTTTTTTTTAGCAAAAAGCTTTCAATCCTTGGCCCTGCCAAGAAAACGCCGATTGGAAAAGAGTTGACACAATATATGGAAAAACCCGTAAGACCTGTCTACGGGCTTCAGAGAGCGTTCTAGGTGGTGTCTGGAAATAAATAGGGGATGGGCCAGAGAGCATGAAAATTCTAACCCATCCCCACAACCTAATGGTAGGATGAGGTTCTAGTATCCGACTTTCATCTGGACAAGTCAACCGGATTTGTTATATTGAATTAAGGGAAATATTCAGAGGAATATCATGAAGGTAACATTACTCGACCCTAAAAATTTACTGCCTTATGAGCGCAACCCTAGAAATAATGATGAGGCTGTAGAGGTACTAGAGCGCTCAATATCTGAGTACGGTTTTCGGCAACCAATCGTCGTCGATGAGAACAATGTCATATTAGCCGGTCACACCCGGCATCAGGCGGCACTAAATCTAGGGTTAAACGCTGTGCCTGTTCACAAAGCAGACGGGCTATCAGAAGAGCAAAAACGCAGTTTCAGAATTATGGATAACAAGTCAGCCGAACTGGCAACTTGGGACAGAGAAATGTTGAAGGCTGAGTTGGCTGATATAGCTAACTTTGATTTTGATATGACCCTGACCGGGTTCTCATTAGATGAGATAGCGCGATTGGGCGGTACTGATTTAGAGTTTGCCATAGACGTCGATGACGATATCCAAGAAGAGATATCAGACGAATATGAGATGACAAATGTTAAAATTGTTTTCTTGTATCTCAACACAGAGAACGAACCAAAATTTAGGGAAATGATAGATAAATTACAGGGGGAGCTTGGCACAGAGAATCTGACGGATACCGTGTACAAGCTTGTCGAAAATGCCGCAACAAATAAAAAGATTTAACACTGAGGCCAAATGCAGTTTTGAAGAGTTTGCTAGCCGGGCCGGCACATTTGTAGAAGACCAAGAAATTCACACCATCATAGACTATGACTGCGATGCCTACGACAGCGAAGGCAATCCACTTTTCTTTTTTCGCAAAAACGTCTTAGACCCCAAGCTTTGCAAATCAGCTTATCAATCTCTGCGCACTGCCGCACGAGTCACGAAAAATCGGGGAGATGCCGCCGGGGTGTTCAATGCGGCCAAAGATAAATATTACTTCCCCAACGGAGTAGCAGAGGGCGAGAACACAAACGCCAAACAGTTTCATTACGTCAAGCAAGACGGGACAGTATCCAAAACAGCTTTATCCAAAGCCGTGGAGAGCGGCATCATAGGATATTTCGACCGCAGTCAAAGGATGCCCTACTGCCGGATGACAGCATGGACGGAGGAAAATCTATCCAAGTTCAAGTCAGCAATCCCGTATATCAGAAACATCTCTGACGAGTTCAAAAAAGCTTGCCCGGATAGATGGAACGCTCAGCGTGAGGTCTATGACGACACTCATTCAGATTTCAAAATAAAAGATACGGTGTTCACTACGGTCACAGTCAACCGCAACTTTAGAACGGCAATACATTGTGACGCTGGAGATTATGAAGGTGGGCTGGGAAACATCGCCGTACTACAGGCGGGAGAGTTTGAAGGCGGTTATACTTGTCTGCCACGTTACGGGGTAGGGTTTGACGTCCGTACCACAGATGTTTGCTTTTTCAATGTGCATGAGTGGCATGGCAATACAGAGTTTAGAGCAAAGAAGCCATTTGAGCGTATCAGCGTCGTTTGCTACTACAGAAACAACATGATGCGCTGTCAATCATCTCTTGATGAACTGGAAATCATCAAAAACAGGACGAGCTTAAAGGGATTGAATTCAGCAGAGGTTTGAGCATGACAGACGTCAGGCAAGATTACATCTTGGGCAGTTGCCTAGATAATTTAGAAACAGACGAGTACGACTACTTTTTCAGTGGGACGCCGTGTTATGAAGACCTCGCCTCATTCGGTGTAGATAAGAACAAGCCCATCACCTACAAAACGAAATTTTTAGATTGGTTTGTGCCACGGATTAGACCAAAGCTGGGAACGGTGACTATCGCGTTCACAGGATGCCGCAGAGCCAACTCTCAAATTCTGCCTAAATTCTATTACGTCAATCAGGCGTTTTTTCAGTACGGATATCTACTCAAAGATGTGAAATTTTATCTGAAGAAAACTGGGTATGACGGTTACTCCCATACGGTTGGACACGTGTACACGTTCCAGAAAAAAGACCAAAAGGGGGTTTTCAATCTACGCAAGAAAAAGCTTTTTCAAACTTACGGTCACGACGTGTGGGGGCCATTCGACAAAGAAAAAGTTATAGATGGCGAGGTTGTGGCCCAGCCGATAGAGATTGCTCAGTATTGTGTCGAGAATTTCACGGATGAAGGTCATGTGGTCTATGACCCATTTGGCGGTCTTGGAACAACCGGGTTGGCCGCATATCGTTTAGGCAGAGGTTATCTGGTTTATGAGATACGAGACGAGATTTACCAAGCCGGGATAGAGCGCTTCAATGCGGGATGATATTGACTACAGATTACCTGAAAATCGTTTCGAGGGGTTTGACCGGTTCTACAAGTTCATGTTGGCAACTGGAGATTGGAGTCCAGATATCAACGTGGAGACTTGGATAGCAGATGACCTTGATTTTGATTTTGAGAAACGGTGCGTCATGGGTCTTTTCCACGGGGCCACTTATGCTGGGCCATGTGAGACAATGTTCTCAGACCAGTTTCCAGTTTTTACTCTGGACGTCATCGACGAAGCAGTAGAGTTTTTTTACGATAACAAAAAGCGATTGCTGTTTAGCCCAGATTGCAAATACAGAAAACTTGTATTTGAGAAATTCCTGAGGTCAATCGGAGCATCTCTGAGGAAATTCGATACCCTTGGTCAGTACATCTCATTCAGTCTCAGGGGCGACCCGTTTGAGAATTATGAAAGTCTAAAGCACAGGTGCATGAGAGATTGGCATCACTGGGGGAGGATGGGCCATTGGTGTTTCACGGAGGCGCTCACCAAGTTTATTAGCGCACCTTTACGACCTCCAACCATGGAATTTGCCGACGGCAAGTCACACCGGTCAGGCTGGGCATTTTGTGTGGGCAAAGACCATTTGGTTGAAGGCAAATGCTCTAAGAAAGACATAGCCGACTTAGAGCAGAGTGCGCTGGAGTACATCCAAACGTTGGACCACCCGGATGCGGGCTTTCTTTCTTTGGAGACGGCATGTTGTAATTATAAGAGACAGCACAAAGGCTCACGATATGGCGGTTGCTACATCGACGAGCAAAGCTGGGAAATGGATTACATGATGGAGCTATGGCCAGAATATCGCTGGCTGTGGGATAAGTATTTTGAGGGGCGGTCAGCTGTCATTCCTCACAGCCTGTTGGCTGAGAAGAACCCGGAAAACCAAACCGCAGAATCAGCTTACGTAGCAAGCTGGAACAAGGCGCTAATGGAGTATGGACGCATACCTCGCGTAGAAGCGTTTTTCAACAATAAGCCACAGATGTGGCATGAACTAGACGTAGTCAAATCTCAGTGGAGAATTTATGATGCATGAACATAAACTGCCAGTATCTATACAATACAACTTACCGGTCATGGACAGACATTTTTGGAAAGCGGTCATTGGTCTGACCATTGCTGTAATAGTAATGGGAGCGGTCAGTGCCTGTAGCCATTCCCCGGTTGTTGACCCCAAAGCCTCAGCCAATCCCGGCAACATTATTGAAGACAAGATGGAGTGCGAATACCTCATGGCTGAAGCCAGCATGTGGCAGAAAACCAATTTTATGTTGGCGACGTGTTTAGAGGGGCGGGGCCACAGCGTTATCAACTATCACGGGTACGGGCGTAAAAAAGGAATATTTATGCCATGAAGTGTTTAGCCATTGGAGGGGAGCCAGCAACAGGCAAGACAACCCTGATGCGGGAGATAATGCGGAATTACCAGACAAGCCAAAGGCTAAAGTACGGGAAACTGTATGGTCATCTTGAGGCGAGGTCTAATGTAGCAGTGTTGGGCGTGTACGATGGCCAAGGAAAGTTTCAAGGAACAGACCGGCTATCAATGGCTGTGAATAAAGATTTTCTGGATTATGCCTCCAAGGGCAAGCGCAACCTTTTGTTTGAGGGTGACAGGTTATTCTCTGCGTCCAACCTGAGATACCTGTCTACCTTGTATCAAATGCGTATCATTATCTTGGAGCAAGGGGAGGGGGAGCTAACCCGGAGACATGAAGCGAGGGGTGATACTCAATCAGATAAATTCCTAAAAGGCCGAAAAACTAAGATAAACAACATAAAAGAAGAATTTGCTGGAATTTTTGAGCCATTTAGATTAAATGAGATTAGTGATACAGTCAGTCTCAGTACTGAGATATGGGATTGGATAGCCACTTAGATATTTTGATAAGGAGTTGATAACGGTCATGCCTCAAAAGCTCACCGAAAGTAAAGCGCAAGAAATATTGCTAGAGTTTCTTGAAGGGGAGCTACAACCTGACGGCACACGCACCACTGTGAGCCTTGACTCACTCTACAAAAAGCACGACGTCGCTAGGGCCACCCTTTACCGTCGAGCAGAAAAAGAAGATTGGCAGAAGCAACGCCTTAATTTCGTTTCCAGAGCCAGAGAGCAAATCAAGCAAAACCGTTCAGACGAACTGGTAGCTGAAGCTGGCAAACTAGACAAAGCATCACTGAGAATTTCGCAAGCGTTTCTTGGACGTGTTGCCAATAAACTAATGCAAGACCAAGCAAATGAAGAGGCTGGGGCTGAGACATTGTCCCCAGAGCATTTGAGGGCGCTATCTGCCGCCGCAATGAATGCACAAAAAATAGGCAAGCTGGCTTTGGGAGAGGCCAGTGAAATAAGACAGGTGAATGCGGATGTTACAACACCAGACTCATTCAAACGAGCCTTGGAGTATCTACGAGGAGCTAGAGAGCAACGAGCAGAGGGCTTCAGTCCAACTATACAGTGATTGGCTCGATACGGCGCGTGACTCTCAACTCACGCCAACAGGGGATTGGTTCATTTGGCTAATCTTAGCTGGACGAGGCTGGGGTAAGACGAGGACGGGTGCATCAGATATCGCAATTTACGCAATGGAGAATCCGGGAGTTTTATGCGCCGTCGTCGTGCCAACCTTTGGCGATATTCGGCGGGTTGCTTTCGGTGGGCCAAGTGGGTTGTTAAATGTAATACCCAGAGACTGCCTTGCATCAGGAAGAGGTCAAGGTTACAACGCCTCCAGTGCAGAAATAAAACTTTTCAACGGCTCAAAGATTATGGGGTTTAGCGCAGAGGAGCCAGAGCGACTGCGTGGACCGCAGTTTCACCGGGCTTGGTGTGACGAGTTAGCCGCATGGAAATATCCAGAAGCTTTTGACCAGCTTATGTTTGGACTGCGCTTAGGTCAGAACCCGCAGTGCGTCGTCACCACAACCCCCAAGCCAACACCTCTAATCAAGTCTCTAGCTCTCAGGGACGACTGTCAGATTCATCGTGGCTCAACCTTTGAGAATCAAGACAACCTCGCTCCACAGGCTTTAAGGGCGCTCCAAGAGCGGTATGGCGGCACAAGGCTAGGCCGACAAGAATTATATGCGGAGATACTGGAGGATACTGAGGGCGCACTCTGGACACTAAAGAGTATTGAGGCAAACCGTGTCAAAGAGAGTCCCGAACTGAGGCGCGTAATCGTAGCAGTTGACCCGGCTGTTACCTCGTCAGCATCGTCAGATGACACTGGCATTGTAGTCGCGGGACAAGGTGTAGACAACAAATATTACGTGCTGGAAGACGCCACATTCAAAGGCTCACCGGATGCTTGGGGACGTAAAGCTATCGACCTTTATTATGAATATCAGGCAGATAGAATTGTAGCAGAAGTAAATAACGGTGGCGATTTAGTGGAAAGACTGCTAAGAACGATTGATAATAATGTTCCGTATACACCAGTGCAAGCATCAAGGGGTAAGTTAATAAGAGCAGAACCAATCGCCGCATTGTATGAGCAGAACAGGGTACATCACGTCGGAGACTTTCCACAGCTTGAAGACCAAATGTGCTCATTTACAGGTGGGGGCAAGTCCCCTGACAGAATGGATGCCTTAGTCTGGGCATTGTCAGAATTGAGCCAATCCACCGGGACGGCCATTTGGAGAATAAGCTAATGAGCATATTAGACCGTATTGCTGGGCTGTTTCGAGATAATCTAGAGATAGAGACAAAAGAAGCGCCCAACGTAGTATTAACAACAACTGCCACTAATGTTTACCGCAAAGATGACTTTTCATCCTACGCAGACGAGGGATACCGCAAAAACGCAATCGTCTATCGGTGCGTCAATGAAATAGCCAACGGGGCCGCATCAATCGAGTTTAAGGCATTCGACGGCGAGGTAGAGCTAGACCAACATCCTATCTTAGACATATTGAGACGACCCAATCCCACCCAAGCGGGTGTTGAATATTTCCAATCACTTTATTCGTTTTTGTTATTAGGTGGCAATTCTTATGCTGTCAAAACTCAGACCGATTCTGGAGTAGCTGAATTACATTTGTTGAGGCCAGATAGAGTCGAGGTTGTGCCAAGCAAAACAGCTATCCCGGCTGGATACAACTACAAGCTGAACGGACGAGTGGCGGCATATTATGAGGCTGACCCAGTATCCGGGGCATCTGATGTAAAGCATTTCAAGTTTTGGAATCCACTTGATGATTACGTAGGGCTGTCACCATTGATGGCGGCGGCAGTGGATGTTGACCAACACAACATGATAGCCAAGCACAACGTTGCTCTACTAATGAACGGGGCAAGACCGTCTGGTGCTGTCATTTTCAAACCAAGCAATGACCGGGGAATGCCTATCCAGTTGAGCGATGGGCAAAGACAACAGCTACAAGACGACATCAATACCAGATTCCAAGGGACGAACAATGCGGGTAGACCTCTACTGCTAGAGGGAGACTTTGATTGGAAAGAGATGGGCATCTCACCCAAGGACATGGATTTCATAAACCAGAGAAACATGACGGCAAAAGATATTGCGCTTTGCTTTGGCGTCCCGTCTCAGCTTATCGGCATCCCGGATGCTCAGACTTACGCAAACGTGCAAGAGGCCAGACTGTCTCTGTATGAAGAAACAATCATACCGCTGGCCAAACGTATCGAGTCGGATTTCAACGAATGGTTGTCACCCATCTATGGCGACAGGATACAAGTCAGGTACGATATCGACAGCATTCCAGCTATGGCTGAACGTCGGAGACGAACATACGAAAACGTAGTCAGCGGTGTGCGAGAGGGCATCTTGACTCGCAACGAGGCACGTGAGCGTCTGGGTCTGGAGCCTATCACTAATGGCGACGACGTCTACATCCCAGCAAACCTTTTCCCATTGGGAAGCCCAGAGACATCTGAGGCAGATGAGGCAGAGCCTACAGATGCTGGCAAAGAAGCTTATGACATGGAGTCAGGATATCTTGGAGCCAAGGCTGAGATATCAAAAGATACATTCACAACAGAGCAAGAAGCATTAGACCGGGCTGAGGCTTTAGGTTGTTCTGGGATTCATCAGCATCAAGGTGAGAATGGAACCATCTATATGCCTTGTCGCACTCACGATGAATACGACCGGCTGATTGCGCAAGAGGCTGAAGATGACCGTGGGGACGACGCTAAGGCTGAGAGTGACGTAGATACGAAACCAACTCAGGAGATGGCAGATGAAGCGGCAAAAGGACTCAAGCTTAGAAAAGAATACAACCGTGGAGGCACAGACGTCGGAGTTGCCAGAGCAGTCCAACTCACAAACGGTGAACGATTGTCTCCAAGCACTGTTAGGCGTATGCACAGCTTTTTCTCACGACATGAAGTTGACAAGCGTGCGGAGGGTTTCCGGGTTGGAGAGGAAGGCTATCCAAGCGCTGGAAAAATCGCATGGCTCTTGTGGGGAGGTGACCCCGGTCAAAGATGGGCCAGACGGAAAGTTGCTGAACTAGATAAGGAACGGGACGCATCGAAAGAAGCTGGCATCACCATGGAGTTGATGCAGATACAAATCATGGAAGCCAAAGCGCCCATATCAGAGAAAATCAAAAAGGCGTTGGCAAACAAAGTCAAAGAACATAACGACAAGCATGGCGACAAAAAGGGCAAGCGTGTGACACTGAGAATGTTATCCGCAGTGTTCCGACGAGGTGTGGGTGCCTATCACACAAATCCGGGGTCAGTACGACCGAATGTCAACAGTCCAGACCAGTGGGGATTGGGACGTGTAAACGCTTTCTTGAGAGCAGTTCGCACGGGCAGATTCCCTAGTGGCAAGTTTGACCTAGACCTTTTGCCATCTGGTCACCCGTTGAAGTCTAAATAATGCTAGCTGTCCAACTCAAAGCCAAGACCAAAATATCTGCCCGGAAGGAAGTGATAGAGCAAAACCGTGTGCGAGTCGGGTTTGAGCGCAGTCTACGCAAAAGCTTAATGAAAGTGTGGGAAGATATCAGTGACGACCTTGAGAAAGAATATATCAGGCGTCAGGTTGTCACTCGTAGTCTCGACGGGATGGAAGACCGGTTTAGGCGCGTCCTAGAGCCTCACTACCGGGAGGTAATCTTAGCCTTTGCTCGACGTGTGGATAGAACGACAAAGGCTGAGCCTGAGCTTGAATTCCTGATTGCGGCATATCTGGAAGCAGTCGGTGCGGAAAGAATTGTTAGCATCACCGCCACGACAAGGGCGAGAGTACTCAGAACAATACTCAGGCTGGAATCAGAACAACTAGGCGTGGACGCCATCGCCGCAGTTTTGAAAGACGACGTCAGTGGTGCGTTCTCTGCGCTTAGGGCCGCAACCATCGCCAGAACTGAAACTCACAATGCGGCATCGTATGCCAGCTTTGAAAGAGCCAAGCAGTTAGACATTCCCGAAATGCAAAAGCAGTGGGTGTCAGTCAATGACCCAAGAACACGTTCCCATCATCAGGTAATGAATGGTGTGCGTGTCGGCATGGAGGAAGATTTCTTAGTGCCGTATGAAGGACAAAACTGGACTATGAGTAGACCGGGTGACCCAAGGGGTGGCCCAGCAAATGTAATCAATTGTCGGTGCGCTTTGATATTCGTTACCCCTGATATAGAGGCGGTGGATTCTTAGTGTTGCCAGACCTTGATTTTTATTTTACATTGAGGTAATTGGAGGAATATATGCCAATCCCAAAACCGACATCAGGAGAGTCTGAAAAAGAGTTTATGGAGAGGTGCATGGACAGCGATTCTATGCGAGTTGAGTTTCCTACCCGCGACCAAAGGGTGGCGGTTTGCCTCAACAGTTACCGTGATGGGTATGGAAAGGGGATAGAGATGACCGAACTTGCGGAAGAAATCGTAGTCACATCAGACGACGAAGAGACTAAACATTTAGATTTTGAAGCTGAAATAAAAGCTTACCACGACGACGATGACGACGAAGAGAAGGGTAGGTTCAGTGGATACGGTTCTATTTTTAATAATAAAGACCTTGGCAACGACGTAGTCCAGCAAGGCGCATTTTCAAAATCCCTAGCCCGGAAAGGGCCAAAGGGCGTCAAGATGCTTTATCAGCACGACCAAAAACAACCCATCGGTGTATTTGAAGAAATCCTAGAAGACAACCGTGGCCTAAAGGTCAAGGGACGTCTGGCCATGGGCACACAAAAGGGGCGTGAGGTTTATGAATTAATGAAGATGGGGGCCATCGACGGGTTGTCCATCGGTTATCGAGTTTCCCCAAAAGGCTATCACCATGATGAGAAAACCAAAGCACGCATCATCAAGGAAGTAGACCTGATGGAGATATCTGCTGTCACTTTTCCAATGAATCAACGCGCAAAGATTCAAGCGGTTAAAGGTGAGGGCAAATCGGTTCGTGAGTGGGAAGAGATACTGCGGGATGCAGGAGAACTTTCAAGGAGCGAAGCGAAGGTAGCGGCAAGCGCCGTGGCAAAAGCTTTAGACCAGCGAGAGGCTGGCGATGAGCAAAAACAAGTGATGGAAGCTATCACTAATCTAAGCAATCTTTTGAAATCGTGAAGGAGGCATTCAAATGTCTGAAGATATCAAAAAGGCAGTAGATGGCATCGCAACAGCTTTCGAGGAATTCAAAGCAACCAACGATGCTCGTCTAGCCGAAATCGAAACCAAGGGGTCAGCAGACCCACTTACAGAAGGCAAGCTCAAAGCCATCGAAGAGGATTTGGACAAGCTTGAGGACATCAATCAAAAGTTGACCCTCATGCAGAACGATTCCAAGTCCATGGGCGAAAAGATGGAGCAACTTGAGACATCCATGAAACGTCCCCAAGCTGGGACAGAGATGGACAGCAAGTCCATTGATGTGGCACTCAAGTCATTCGACACGTGGTTAAGGAAGGGTAAGGAAGGTCTAGATGCAGAAGAGATTAAAGCGCTCTCTGTATCAGATGATACGTCTGCTGGTTTCTTGGCTCCAACGGAGTACGTTCAAGAACTCATCAAGACCATCACTGAAATCACGCCATTCCGTGCCGCCGCACGTGTCCGTGCGACATCGCAAAAGGCTATCCAGATGCCGTCACGCACCGCGACGTTTTCAGCGCAGTGGGTAGCGGAGCAAGGACAACGCGCAGAGACAACCGGGTACACGACTCAGTTGGAAGAGATTCCAACACATGAGCTTTACGCTCTCGTGGACATTTCTGAGCAAGAACTTGAGGATTCAGTTTTTGACCTTGAGGCCGAAATGCAATCTGAATTTGCTACGCAGTTCGCTAAAGCTGAAGGAACATCCTTCATCAGCGGTGACAGCATCGGCAAGCCAGAAGGTGTTTTGACTAACTCAAACGTCGGAACAACTAACTCAGGTAGCGGCACAGCACTGACCGGTGATGGACTACTCGACCTCGTACATGACATCAAGACCGAATATGGTCAGGGTGCAATTTTCATGTTCAATCGTTCTACTCTTGCGGCAATTCGTAAGCTGAAGGACGGACAAGGTCAGTACGTGTTCCAAGCTGGAATGATGCTGACAGCCGGTGTGCCAAACACCGTGCTGGGATATCCCTATGTAGAGGCACCAGATATGCCTGACGTTGCGGCATCCGCAAAGCCAGTAATATTCGGTAATTTCCAACAAGGGTATCTGATTGTTGACCGGGTAAATCTGTCAGTCCTACGTGACCCATTCACACAGGCTACTACTGGCAATATTCGTTATATTGCTCGTCGCCGTGTTGGTGGTCAGGTTGTGCTTCCAGAAGCTATTCGCACTCAAACCATTAGCGCTTAAAGGAGGCGAACATGAAAGACTTAGTAAACTCAATCGCCGCAGTATCTAGTCTTGCGGCAGAGGCGAGACAAGCCGACACCAATGGTGCTGGAGTTGACTTGCAGGGTTTTGAATCAGCAACAGCCGTAGCAATGGTTGGCGCTGAGGGCATCACTCTAAGCGGCACCAACTTCATTGAGTTCAAAATTGAGCATTCCGACGACGACTCAACGTATACAGCGGTCACATCTGCAAATGATGTAATCGAGGGAACAGTTGACTCAAACGGCGTGTTTGCCAAGTTTGATGACAATGCGGAAGCACCAGCAGTAGCCACAATCGGCTATCGTGGTGGCAAGCGTTATGTCCGAATTGTGGACGAGCGCTCTGGCACACATGGTAGTGCGACAGCGACTGCGGCTGTAATCATTAAGGGTCACCCACGTCACACGACTGACTCTTAACGGGATGGGAGGGGGTGGCCAACGGTCAGTGCCACCCCTGACCTGAAAGGAGAAAACGATGAAGATAACTATGCTACAAAGCACAAAAGGAGCGGCAGATGGTAGCGGGTCTACTACGCGAATTTATGCGGCGGGTGAAGAGATGGATGCGAAACTACCTTGGCAAAAAGTTTTGGCTAGTGCTTTCGTCGATGCGGGAGTTGCTGAGGAAACCAAAGTGGTTGCGCCAACGGAAACAAAAGTGTCCACACCAGAACCCGGAGAACTGGGGACAGAGGTAAAAACTGAGACAGCCCCACAACCTCAAAGACGCAAGAAAAAGCGATAAGACGAGGTAGGTAAATGTCAGCCGGAACGTATCACATCAAAATAGAACAGGGGGCGACATTTGCGCTCAACTTGACCTACAAAGATGAGACGGGGGCGCTGGTAAACCTCTCAGGATATACAGCGCGTATGCAGGGCCGTAGACGGGCTGACGATGATGCAACAGTATTTTCCCTCACAAGTGGAGCCGGAATCACCCTAGGGGGCGCTCTAGGGACAATAGACATAGGTTTAACAGCTACAGAGACAGGCGCGATGAATCCCGTGGAGGGCGTTTATGATTTAGAGCTTGTTAGTGGCGCAGTCGTTGACAGAATTTTAAAAGGCACGTTTGTCGTCGAAAGAGAGATAACGCGATGACAGAAAAAACGGTCACAGTATTAGAAAGTCAAAAGACAGTTACAGTAATTTCTGACAACGGAAAAACCGTAGAGGTGACACCCGTGCGGGTGGAGGTTGTCACAGTCGGGATACAGGGGCCAAGAGGCCCATCCGGCTCTCAAGAATTAGGCGGTAAACTCGTCACACTCACCGACACACCTGTGAATGGCGACCTGTTGGTGTTTAACTCTCAAACTGACGAATGGGTGTTCACCACAGAGGTAGACGCTGGAACTTATTAGGAGATTGATTTATGGCGAACACAATTAAAATTAAACGCAACGTCACAAACAATGATGCCGCCACCATCAACGATATTGCTAGGGGTGAGCTAGGTTTCACAGAAGCTACAGAGACGTTATTTTACCGTGACGCCGGAGACAACATACGAACCATTGGTGGTGGAGGTGCGTTCCTCAGAAAAAATACCAACGACACGTTCACAGGTGATTTGACTGTCAGCGGTAATCTCTCAGTATCGGGAACCACGACAACGATTGACAGCACAAACGTAGCGATTGAAGACCCACAATTTGAGTTAGCAAGAAACAACAACAATGACGGGTCTAATGGAGTCGTTACTGATTCTGTGGACTTTGGTACATACGGCTCATACAACAAAGCACCGGGAGCGGCAAACACAACAGCTTACGCCGGTTGGTTCCGGGATGCATCCGATAGCGGAAAGATAAAGTGGTATTCCAATCTGGAAGCTGAACCCGGAACTACGGTCAACGATGGTCATGCTAGTTTTGTTGGGGCGACACTTGTTGCTAGAACCTTTGAAGGTAACTTATCAGGCAGTCCTGAAATAACTGCCGGTAAAGTCGTGACATCATTGGATATGGATGGCACAGAACTCATCTTGGATTTGGACGGGGATACGTCAATCACAGCCGACACTGATGACCAAATAGATATCAAAATAGGTGGGGCAGACGAGTTAAGAATAACAAACTTAGAGACCTTCCCAGATGTAGATGGTGGTCACAGCTTGGGTAAACAAAACAAGCAATTCCACATGATTTTTACCCAAGGCATAGACGCATCCAGCAATGTTAGGGCCGCAACTTTCACATCAGACATCTCACAAGGCACGGCTCCATTTACTGTCACATCAAACACCTTAGTATCAAACTTGAATGCGGATTTGCTCAGAGGCAAGGCTGGCCCCACAGGGGATATTGTAGGAACGTCAGATACACAAACGTTGTCATCCAAGACTTTGACTAGCCCGGTTCTCACAACCCCGCAAATAAATGATGCAAGCTCAGACCATCAATACGTGTTTGCGGCTTCAGAACTGACGGCAGACAGGACGGTAACTTTGCCAGTGTTAGACGGTAATGACGAATTTGTATTCAAGGCGGCAAGTCAAACATTGACCAACAAGATAATTGATGGTGGAACATATTAACGGGAAAGGTAAATCATGTCAGACGACATCAATGCTCAGAAGAGCAGATTTAGTCAATACTACATAAATGCACAGGAATCATTTTTAGGGGAGTTATTGGGGAAGTATTTAGAGCGTGACGCTCAAGCTAGAATGGCTTTTGATGACGTAAAGAATGCCTCAGAAAAAATAGCGGAGATGCTCCCGGCGATTGACCAAAGGGAGGAATTGAAAACTGAGATTACAAAAGTGATGTCAAACATCGAGGCGCTAAAAGAGCAGAACGAAGACCTCATCAAGCAATTGAAAAAATGCAAAAAAGAGAGGCAGTTAGCGCAAGAGGAAAATACAAACCTGAGACAAGGGCAACCACAAAAGCCAAAACGAGGCAGACCAAGAAAGGCACGGAGTAAACTAGATGAGCAACACGATACGACTCAAGAGGTCTAGCACAGCAGGTGATACCCCCGTACCTAACGATTTAGAAGTAGGTGAATTAGCTGTCAACACGGCTGACGCTAAAATTTTCACCAAGCACACAGACGGCAACATCAAAACAATATCCGGGTCAGGCGGTGGTGGTGGAAGCTATGGCAATTCGGATGTTGACTCTCACCTCAACCTCAGCACTGCACAAACGAATGAGGTACTTGCCTACGACGGCGCAGACTACGATTGGGTAGCTCCCGGCATCTCGTCCCTTAGCGCCGATAACAATCCGACACTTGGCACAGATTTAGATTGCGCTGGCAAGACAATTCAAGGCAACGGAAACGTCAATTTAAACGGCACCCTAACAACCAAACGAGGCGCTAGTTTCAATGGTGGGCTTGTTCGCATACAAAACACAGACACGACAATAACGTCAACAGACGAGCTAGGAAGGATAGAATTCAGCGCCCCCAATGAAGCGAGTGGAGGAAATGCCACGGGCGTTATAGCAAGAATTAAAGTGGATAGTACGTCAACATTTACCAGCACTAAAGCCGGTGCGGACGTAAAAATTCAGTTGGCTGAAGGCAGTAGCACAATAGCAGATAGGTTCACATTCCGTGACAGCGGTGATTTTGTATTAGACAACAACGGCTCAATCTTTTTTCAGCAACCTTCATATTTTGGGATGCTGACCATGCCGACCTTGACCCAAAGCCAGACCTACACATTTCCAAATAACACCGGGACATTGGCACTCACCACAGATATACCAGCCGCAGTGACAAACTATCTGCGCGACGATGCCAGTGACACCACAAGCGGGACTTTGACAATCAATGGCAACGGCTCGACAAGCGGCACAGTAGTTGCTGACGGGTCTATCACAATGTTTGTAGGGGGGTCAACGCCAGCTTACATTGATTTGTACTGTGAGACGAACAACCAGCACCGGGTCAGATTGCAGTCGCCCGCGCACGCTAATTATTCTGGCAACGTGACAGTGACTTTGCCCACATCCACAGGGACAGTAGCGCTCACATCTGATGTGCCGTCAAACGTCTCTGACTTGACGAATGACTCAGGATATCTGACAGGCATCACAGGCCAATCTATTAAAAATCTCTCAGACGTTTATTCGTCTATGTCGCCGTCTGACGGTCAGGTTCTCACATGGTCAGGCAGTAATACTAGATGGGAATCAGTAACGCCATCAACGGGAGGGGGCGGTGGCGCTGTTAATGAAGCCTTCAAGACAATAGCCGTAGCTGGACAGTCCGACATCGTAGCTGATGGAGCAACGGACACATTAACCGTAGTCGGCGGCAATGATATAACTGTAACAACCAACGCAAGTACTGATACACTGACTATAGCGTCAACGGCGTCTGTCACGGGTGGGCTTTCCCAATCAGATGCAATCGCGTTTGCAATAGCTCTGGGGTAATCGGGTATGGCCAAAAAACTTATCCATGACTACATATTGAACAGCACTACGGATGTTGTTCAGATTCGCGGCAACATCAAGGGCGAGCAGTTATTGCTCATTACAGATGTCACCAACAATCAAATCATATACAACTTTTCGCAAACTGGAAAAGGCTTCAGCGCTAGGTCATATAGCTCTACAACTGATTACACCTCGTTCACACTTGATACCGACGTATCAGCTATCGGGATAAATGACCAGACAGAGCTACAGATATTTGTTGATTACGACGCGCAAGAGATAGATTTCAAAGCGTCATTCTATGACCCGGTAAACAAGCTACGTATATCGAACCCGGAAAACCTGATTGACACCGATTTTGAGTATGGCCTGCAGTCGTCTAAATGGGAGACTCTTGAGCTTGTAAATAATTATCCGTCATATCACTCAACGACCGGCGATGCTTCATTGACCGGGATAACGGCTGTCACATCTCAGGCTGGCAGTGACCAAATCACTGTCACGTTCTCGTCCCCACATCGTTTGACCGTGGGAACCCCGATAGATGTGCGAGGTTTGGCGTCTGTAACGGCTGAAGGTAATTTCTTGATTACCTCCACACCAACTGACTCGACATTTGTTTACAAGGCGAAATCCACGCAATCAGTAACGCAAAGCTTGTTTGGGTCTTACACGACTATCATAGCTGGCAGATTCTTCAATGGCTCTCAACTTGAGTACAATGAAGAGGACGGGATTGTGAGCGACGGCGCGGCACAAAGTAAATTGACCGTCAATACAAGCCAAGTTCACGGGTTTGAAGAAGGAACTGAAATATATCTATTGAACACTCTTGGAACCCGCACAGCGTCTGTGACCAACACCACAGGTGCGGCTCCAGACGGCGATTATTATGTAGAATATAGAGACACTGCGGCTGTAAACAAACTAAGCGATTTCGTCCAAGGGCGCACAGAGACAAGAGGTGTCATAGGCTCACACGCTCTAAAATTTGAGCCGGGAGCTGGCAATGTGAACCTTTCAAACAACTCCATCCAATGGATAGGACATGGGCTGGAGACAGATGATTGCGTGGCCTATGTCGCCCCCGTACACGACGATGAGATAGCCGGTCTGAATAGGTTTGATATCTACTATGTGGACAAATTAGACAACAGCAACATAAAGCTCAAAGACACATCAGGCAACGTCGTAAACTTAACAGGATACGGAACATCAAACTCAGGAAAACACTTGCTGTGTATTGCGTATGAATTATACAACGTCAGCAAACCAGCATCGAATTACAGAATCACTTGGAAGACGTATGCCAGCAATAATAGTGGTTCCGGCTCTGGACGCGACCTCAGCGCGTCTGTGGGGGCGTACGGCGTTTCTCTGAATACCCGTCCTCAGCACCTCTTGTTCTGCGAGAGGTCAGCAAGTGGTTTTGGCACGACCGCAGGTATAGCGTATTATTGGGGAGAGAACTACAACACCAACTTTCACTTCCCCATAACAGCGGCAACCGCTAACAACGACAGCGTCTATAGATATTTTCCTTTCCAAACGCCAGAGAGATTTCGCAATAACTATCGAGGTGCGTGGTCATCTGAGACAGGTTATTTCAGCGGCAATTTCAATGAAGCTAACAACCCGGATTATGAATTTTACACGTTCTACTCAGATGGCTTCAATTATGGGGCCAACTATGATGTGAATTTCACAGCTAAAAATAACTACGTCATACCCCTCATAGAAGACCCGGAGGGCAATAGCATTTGGGTGTCAAATCATGGGGCCTCAATGGGCGATACCTTGACTTTGACAACAAACAATCATTTTTACACGAATGACAGTAGTGGCGGGTCATGGGTGTCAAATGTCGTAACTCTCACCAATGAGTCTGGAAACAGCGTTGCAGTTGACCCCATAGACAATAATCGCCTTAGAGTGCTGGGTAAAAATATTTGGGAAGTTTCTGGAACGGTATCCGGGTTGACTATAAGCGCTACCAAGCCAAACAGAGACTCATTTTATTACGCAAATCACGGACTCACGACAGGTAACACGACATCTATAACCGCTACCAATGGCGGCTCATTGCCAACCGTCGCGTCTGGCGCGATAGCTTTCACAACGGCTAGTGAGCACTTGCCTCTTATGCACCAAATAGCTAAGGGGGCAATTGAATCTTGGCAATCAAATAATAGTGGTAAGTACGAAAACTTCACCGTGGGCCAACGCCCCAAGTGGATGAGGGCAAGTGGCAATTCCTCAAACAGTAATATCAATTATACAAATTACACGTTCATAGCCAGAAACAGGACGGGTCAAACAGTCGGCGGTTCAACACCCGGATTTGGCAGTGTCCCAGATGACACTTTGATACAGACTTTGTCCAGCACACAGCATGCGAATTATCTAGGTTTTGATATGTACAAAAACCTAAATGTGAGTGGAGCTTCAGTTCCGTATGGTTTGATTAGTCATGCCGCAGACCCGTATGCCGCTTATCAAACGGCTGGAGGGTCATATAACTATTTGTATATGTATCGGTATAACGCGACGTCCTCTACCAATCTTTTGAGAGAACAAAATCAAACGAGGAACGGCTTCAAATATTCAGCTGGTGTATTGTATCAAGACGCTGATTCAAATCACTCAGGCGGTATCGCAGTCACACTTGCTATATGGAAAGACGCTTGGGCGGTGAACACAAACCAAACTCCTAGTTCAAGCGTCAGCGTGGCTAGTTATTCAAGCTATGGTTACCTGTATCAAGCTATGCCGACGTATTCAGCTTGCTGGTACAACGGGGTTTTCCAGATGCAAGTCCCGGCTGGAGCTACTTTCTCTGCAACGGACGCCCAGAACCTTGTGTATGGGATTGTTGATGCGTTTGCCGCAAACTTTACTTATCCGACCTTGTCATCCGGCGACACAGTCGGGGTCACTGTGATTAATAACAACCGGTTCTCAATATTTGACACATCAACTCAACTGCCTTTTGACTTCCAAAATAGTGGAACGCCTGACATTACATTTGGTTCAATTTCCGCTACAGGAACGAGCTATGGAGAATTGGACGGCACATATCCAATTCATGATTCCCCAACGGTGCAAAGCTACCGATTGCAGTTGCCATTTGCATCCAATCCCCGGTCAATAGTATTTCCAAGCTCTGATGTTGATGCAACTCAAAATACAATTGAGGCAACGGGGCATGGTCTTGTCACCGGTATGCCATTTGTCTACACAGCTTCACAAAAGATAAATGGTCTGAACAGTGGTAACACGTATTACGCGATTGTGGTCAATGAGGATTTGCTTAGAGTCGCGTCATCATCGGCTGATGCTCTTGCCGGTTCAGCTATTGATTTTCTTAACACTGGTACCGGGAACCATACAATCACTATCAATTCGGTTACTGGTATGACCCCGCAAGCCGGTGTCATCACAACAGAAGCCGGAAGCGCTATCATCACCGGAGATGTGGACAGCCTGTTCAAAAGATATTGGAAAACAGGCGATACTATTATTATCAAAAACACGACCACAAGCCCAGCCACACTTGTGGAGTCAGAGGTCAAGATTATCCCAACGGATGGTAAAATTGAACTGACATCACCTCTGAACTTTACGTCCACAACGTCAAAGGTATTCCGTAAGACAGAATTGTATGTGCGTCCTAATGGCTTGTTCCAGCATAAGCCGTTTGATGGAGGTGTCGCCATCCAGACCGGCACATCACCCAACTCAAGTCTCGTCCGACAGACAAGAAAGTATTTCAGATATCAATCTGGTAAAGGTATCCAGACAAGTTACGCGATGAACTTTAACCCGCCGGTTCAGTTAGAGAATTTAACCGGCAATGGAACCACAGCGACCGCACGCACACGATATCCACATAGATTGAAGGTTGGAAACAGCATAGAGGTTGTGAACTCAGAAGATGCTAATTTCAACGGCACTTTCACCGTTGCTACAGTCCCGGATGAATTCAGATTTACCTACACAGCTAGTAGCTCTTTGAGCGCTAAACCAAATGGCTTCCCGGATGTTTACATAAACACCTACAGCGATAGTTATGTGCGCGGTGGTATGTTCGATGAGCAGAATGGGTTCTTTTATGAATATGACGGACAGTACATTTATTGCGTCAGGCGAAGCTCAACGCAACAGTTGAGTGGGACGTTTGCCGTAACAAATAGAAGCCACAGAGTCGAAGGCACGAACACATCTTGCGACAGACAGTTGACAGCCGGGGATATGATTGTCATTCGCGGTCAAAGCTACAAAGTCACCTATGTAGACGGGGCCAACAAAATAGACATTGCTCCAGCATATCGAGGGGTCACAGGAACAGGCGTTATCATCACAAAGACAATAGATACGAAAGTCAGACAAGAAAACTGGAGCATCGACCCGTGTGACGGAAACGGCGAGAGCGGTTTCAATCTCGACCTCAAAAAAATACAAATGGCCTACATGGATTACGCTTGGTACGGCGCTGGTAAAATCAGATTCGGTTGGAAAGGAAATGATGGCAAAGTCATCTACACGCACGAGTTCATTCACAACAACAAACTGAAGGAATCATATTTCAGGTCAGGAAACTTGCCAGCTAGATACGAGGTTGGTACGACGACGGCTCCAGAATATTACCCGGCTCTTTTCCACTGGGGAACATCTGTGATAATGGACGGCACGTTTGATGATGACAAAGCTTACCTGTTTACGTCCAACTCCAATACCCTCACGTTCTCAAACGGATTGCTGGTTACTGCTACAACGACTGAAGCGTCATTCCTGAACTTTGAATACGACTATCAGACTAGAGTATACAATTGGTTTGTGAACATCCCGTTTGCCACAACGGATGCCTCAAAGCTCATAACTGGTACGCCCATGTTCACATCAGGAGGTGAGTTGACAGGTCAGGTAATACACTCGACACAATACAAGAAAATTGCTGGCACACCTCGTATCATAGCCAGAATCTACATTCTCAGTTCTTTCTACCAACCGAATCAAAATCTGTACCCATCAGTCCCGCAAGGGACATCTGTCAGCTTGGGAGCAAGCACAGCCGGTACAACAGACGTCGATTTGGGAACGGCTCTCATACCGCTCATATCTATTCGTCTTGCTCCATCAGTGGATGGAGGCTTGTCTGGAGCGCTAGGACAGAGAGACATCATCAATCGTATGCAATTGAAGCTGAACACGGTTGGTGTGGTCTTGACTCATGACTGTGAGGTTTCAATGATTCTGAACAGCGACCTCAGCACAACAGCCTTTGAGAATGTACAATCACCATCCCTTTGTCAGACTATCAAACATGAGATAGGCCAAGAGATATTCGGCGGTTCCAACTTGTTCCAGTTCAGAGCGTCGGGAGGGACGGAAGACAGCGCGGGGCAAAACACCTCTAACACCTCCAACTTTGAGCTTGGAGAAATCATTGACCTTGGCAACAGTATCTTAGGAGGGGATGGCGTGTATCCGAATGGGCCTGACCTTCTGACGATAGCTGTCAAGGTACTAAACTCAAGTGGCGTCAGCGCAACAAACCAATTCCAAGCCTCAGCCAGAATATCTTGGGCTGAGTCTCAGGCATAGGAGAAATACATGGCATCAACTCTCAGGCTCAAACGAGGCAACGAAACAGCGAATGACGCATTCACAGGCGTCGAGGGTGAGCTTACCTATGACACTACCTTAGACACCGTCAGAGCGCATGATGGCTCTGCGGCTGGTGGTGATATGCTGATAAACGAACACGGCTCTGGCTCAAATAATCCAGACTTTGGAACGAGGACGAGTGCGGACAATGTATCACACATCACGCTACCTTCCGGTTCTACAGTAGCAAGAACAACCAGAAGAGTCCCATCTATCGGTTCTATTCGATTCAACGAGGATACAGGCTCATACGAGGGCTACTACCGTGCTCGCAATTTTGTTGGGCTTTGGGCTGGCTTTGCTAACAACAACCTCGTAGCGATGCTTAAAGACACCTCTAACACTACTTTTACGGTGGGTTACAACAACGAAGTGCAAGTGCCGGGAATGGATGTGACGCTCTACCCAAGAAGCACAAAGAGTCACTTTCTACTCCAGTTCTACACAATCACAGAAACCACGCATCAATTCGGTTATTACGCTTACGTCAATGGCACTAAGGTGACAGCTAACTTAGGGACGTCTAGTGGCGCTTCTGCGGCCTATCCCAGACAGATGATAGGCATAGGTTCCTATGATTCTAATCATTCTTCCACGATGCAAAATAATTTTATGCCATTTTTGTATCATCCAAATTCCATAGCTGACCAGAGGTTTCAAATATATGCGGGGTATGGCGGGACAAGCGGGTCAGCCACATACTATCACAACAGAGGCGTTAGCGCGGTGTACTCACCCGGAGTCACCAACCTTTATATTTATGAAATCATGCCAGAAGACCCAACCCAGATATTCTTAGGAACATAATATGAAGATGCACGAGAAATTGGTGGACCTTATTGACGACGCTAAATCTGCTCGTCTTGACGGCATCCCGACATCTGCCGAAACGTTTTACAAATTAGCTTTTTGGTTTGACGGCACTGATTGGAAACCCGTTACAGATAAGCAGTGTACTTGGTCAGAGTTCAAACCATTTCTTGAAGAAATGAAAACATTTGAAGCGATGGAGCAACTCAGAGATATACGAAACCACTTGCTTGCCGCGACGGATTGGATGGCGGTTTCAGATAGGACAATGAGTGATAAGGAAAAGGAATATAGACAGGCGCTACGAGATTTGCCTAAAAATTCACCCGACGCCACGATTGGGGCAGACGGGGCATTAACTGGCGTCACATTCCCAAAGGAGCCATAAAATGTCAGGCATAGAAGTAGTCACAGAAGCACAAGATTTTCCAGTTTCATTGAGTGAGGCAAAAAATTACCTAAGACTCGATGACCAAGTGGATGATAATTTTGTGAAGCAGTTTGTTGTTGCGGCTACTCAATTCGCAGAGAACTTCACAAACAAAGCGTTTATCAAGCGCACTCTTAGATTTTCTGTTGATGGCGCTTCAGAGGTTGATACGCCTCTCTGGGAGGGCATGAGGACAGCGCCCTATGTCACCCATTACAGGAACTACATAGAACTGCCTGTGGCTCCAGCTATCGCTGTGCAAGATATCAAGTATTACAATAACGAGGATATTCAGACCACATGGCCCTCTACTGCTTATTATGTGGACACGGTCAGAGAACCAGCAAGGGTTGTTCTCAGAGATGGGCAGTCATTCCCAACGAATCTTAGAAAAGCGAATGGAATAGAAATAACCTACACAGCCGGATACGGCGATTTCGCTACAGACGTCCCGGAGTCGATACGTGTAGCGGTGCTTCAATACATAGCTTTTTTGTATGAGCATCGCGGAGAATTTGAGAGATTCCCACCACCGAAACCACCAGTGATAATTCAAACTTTGCTACAGCCTTACACGACCTTGAGGTTTAGCACGACGCCTTACATGCCTCAATACAGAACGGGGATTAGATAATGGCCGTCAAGTCCACTTTGGGAAAAATGCGCCAACGTTTGAAGATACAGTATCAAACGAGAACGGCTGATGGCGGTGGTTCCGAAAATGTGACTTGGACGGACAGCGTTACAGTCTTTGGCTTTATACAACCTCAGACCGGGGCTGAAAGATTATTTGGTGACCAACTGGAAGAGAGAATTACTCATCTTATTACCATAAGATTCCGGCGAGATATCTCACACAAAAACCGGCTGGTTTATGAATTTTTTAGAGACAATAAAAAGCACACCCGTATATTCAACGTCAAACGAGTTATCAACAGAGACACGGCTGATAAGTACAGCGACATCCTCTGCGAAGAGGGGGTGGCAACATGACGAGGGCGACGGTCAAGGTAATCCGCAAACAAGCGTATGACAGGAAAGTCAGGCAGTACAATTCTGAAATGAAAACTCTGGTCAAGAATGCGGCGTTGATTACGTTCAATAACGCTTTGATGAGTTTGCAACGGGGCAAAAAATCTGGAGACACAGTTCAGAAGTACAAACCCAGACGAGTCCACACCCAATCTGCTCCCGGTGAAGCGCCAGCTACTGATACTGGATATCTGGCGAGCCATCTACAATTCAAGATTGACCCTGATGGACTTGGGGCCGACGTCGAAAGCACCGCTGAGTACTCATCTTTCTTAGAGTTTGGGACGTCGAAGATGGCTGAACGACCATTCTTACAACCAGCGCTAGAGGAGGCAAGACCCAAAATCAGGCGATTGGCTAAGAATGTTGGAGGGAGTAGCTAATGGCAGTTCATTCTTTTGAACTACAGAAAGCAATATTTAGCACATTGTCAGGAGCATCTTTGACGGATGTCAGCGCCGGGAGCGTGAACGTTTACGACGATGTGCCTGAGGGTGCGCCCTATCCTTACGTCGTGATAGGGGAGGAAACAGCTATCAATTCCGGCACGAAGGATAAAGACGCAGTAGAACATACCTTGACGCTTCACGTTTGGTCAAGGTATAGAGGAAGAAAAGAGATTAAATTATTGATGGAACAAGTATATACGACTTTGCATGACAGTGATATAACTGTGAGTGGAGCTTCACTGGTAAATCTGAGACAGGAGTTTCAGACGACCCTGATGGAGAATGATGGAATAACTAGGCATGGTGTCATCCGATTTCGTGCCGTAGTGTTTGATAACTAAAGGAGAAAAACATGGCGGCACAGAAAGGTTCAAGTCTGCTTTTGAAGATTGGCGACGGGAACAACCCGGAAGGCTTTACAACAGTAGGCGGTCTGCGCTCAACATCTATTAGCCTAAATGATGAGGCGGTTGATGTTACAACAAAAGACAGTTCAAACGTTAGAGAACTGTTAGCCAATGGTGGAATACAAACCTTGAGCATTAGTGGCTCAGGAGTTTTCACGGATGCGGCGTCTGAGGGAACGTTGAGGGCAGACTTTGGCAATTCGACGTTTACAAACTATCAGGTAATCATTCCAGATTTCGGAACGTACACCGGGGCGTTCATGGTGGCGAGTTTAGAGTATGCCGGGGAACACAACGGTGAGGTAACGTATTCGGTGACACTTGAATCATCTGGCACAATTACCTTTGCATCGGTCTAAGGAATGAGCCATGTCTTGGAATCAGGTGACAGTTGAGTTTGGTGGGTCAGAGTTTCTGGCCCACTCTGCTAACAACAAAGACCCCCAAACGTTTAGTATGCCGTACGCGACTGGCTTGAGTCCGGGCGACGTTTTCAATGTAGGGAAAAAGTCCTACACAGCCGATAAGGTTGTTGACCTTGCCCAGAGGGGCGAAACAATTCTGGTAGAAGCCAAGGAGGTTAAGAATGGCGGCAAATCCAAAGCGAGGGGAAGTGACGATAACTCTGGGGACTAATGAGCTTCAGGGTAAAATGACACTCGACATCATCATGCGGATAGAGACAGCTATCGGTATGAGCATTGTCAAGGCAGTACGGCAATTAGCTGAGGGGGAACTAACAACTCAGCACACGATTGCCGTACTTACTCCCATTATTAGGGGAGGTGGCAATGATGTCAGTGAAAAGGAAATAGCAAAGATGGTCTGGGAAAGCGGTCTATCAGATGCGATGAGAGAGGTGGCAAAAGTGCTTGTTCAAGCTCTGACTGCGGGGCAAGACGAGGGAAACTTAGAGGAGGGGGAACTGGCGTAGACTCCATCCCATGGCGCGATTTTATGACGATAGCGCTAGGGAAAATGGGCATGAGTCCAAATACTTTTTGGGAAATGAGTCTTTATGAATTTTACGCCGCACTAGATGGTTTCTCAGATTTTCATTCTGGTGGACGACCCTCACCACTGTCAAGGAATGAATTGAACGATTTGATGGAGAGGTATCCAGACTAATGGCGGCACAAACTATTGATACCCTACTCGTCCGCATTGATGCTGACTTAGACGGGATAAACAAAGAACTCAAAAAGTTTGAGCGCCGACTCGACCAATCACAAAAACGTTCTGAGGGCGCATTCCGAAAGATAGCCGGATTTGCCAAACTCGCTCTGGGCGCGGTCATTGTCCAGCAAGTAGGGCGAGCCGGGTTAGAGCTAGTCAATTTCGCATCTCATGTTGAAGAAATGCAAGCCAAGTCAGGGGTTGTCTTTGGACGATTTGCTGATGGCGTCAGGACAGAGTTAGCATCATTCGGTGAAGAGGTAGGCCGTTCAAGATTCCAGCTTGAGGAAATGGCCGCAAGTGTTCAAGACACTTTCGTGCCGTTGGGTTTTGCGAGGGGTGAGGCGTCTAAGCTTTCTGTGCAACTCACAAAGCTTGCTACAGACGTCGCCTCATTCAACAACGCATCTGACACAGAGACGATGCAAGCTTTCCAATCGGCTTTGGTTGGAAATCATGAGACGGTACGACGTTTTGGTATCGTCATCACTGAAGGCACTTTGCAAGCTGAACTGTATCGCATGGGGATACAGAAAACGACTCAGCAAGCCAGCAATGCCGAAAAGGTTCAAGCCCGTCTAAACCTCATACTCAACGGAACATCGGACGCTCATGGAGATGCCGCCAGAACAGCCGACAGTTTTGCTAACCAATCAAAGGCATTAAGTGCCGCTCTCGACGAACTGGCGGTATCTGTCATCACGCCAATGCTGGGAGATTTTGCTGAACTCGTTAAGAAACTTACTGAGTCCACGCGAGC